CCAAAGAGCTGCGGCATAACTTGCTAATTTTGTTTGACCGCCTGGTAATTTACTTAAAAGCTTTTTGATATTTAATATCATTTGGTCAAATACACCAAAGGCTTTCTTTTGCTCATTCTTACCAAAGTCCTTACGTTTAATTAAGATATTACCTTTTTCGTCGATAATACCTAATTTATACGCAGGCCAAGTATTAAAAGGCTTTACTAACCTCTTAATAAAAGAATATGCTAAGAATAAATCTACCATTTATATTTCCTTTAACCTTAGTTCGATAAGTTCATCTCCTACAATAGAATTAGAATTTATCATCAATCCATCATATATTAATACCTCAGGCATATAGTTCAAATATTCCACGAACGGTTTTAAAAATTCGTGATACTCATGCAGCCGCATAAATAACATATTTGTTGCCGTAGGACCAAACACATTGAATATTACAATGAGATGGTTCAGAATTAACCTTTCCTTTAAATCGCCATCTTGACGATAACGACTAAAGAGCTTACGCAAATATTGAAAGCGTTTAATATCTTCTTCAAACTCTGACATCTCAGTACACTGAGGATTGTCATAGTTCTTCATCGCGTATAGCAGAAAGGTTGATTCTGTCAAATTCATAACAATAAAAGGCTAACTATTTAGAATTAGCTGTCAGCTACAATTGCGTCTTCGACCGCTGTATCGCCTGTCACACCTAAGTCACCAGCATCAACTGCAGATACCTTCATAGGTACTAAGCATTCTGCGAAGTGTCTTCCGTTTGCTGTATGATACAACCACCAACCTGGACCTGTGAGTCCTTTTGCTCTGTTAGCTGCAACACCTGCTTCCGTTAAGTCAACAAATACTGCATTGTCAATATCGTTAGACTTATTAGTGTTATTGGCATCGTTTTCTAACCACTTTGGCGCACTTGCCAATGTATCGGTTTTTCCCCATAGTGCCATTGTTATCTCCTTGTTTTTATTTTATTAACGTTAATAATAAATTTTTATTTTAAAACTTTATAAAGTTCATTAACTAAATCAGCTTTCTTTTTACGTTTGTCTAATTCAATTCCTGCTTTACGACCTTCTTCCTCAAGTCCAGCTTTTGTTAATTTATTTAACGCAGCTTTAGTAACTTTAGGACCTTTAGCAACAGCAGCCTTTACAGGTTCTACTTTTGCATTTATAGGTTCTACTTTAGCAGGAGTTTCGTTTAGACCAAAAAGCTTTTTAATCCATTCAATCAAAAACATAATTTACTCCTATTATATAATAGAATTAACTACCGCAGTTGCTAGCAGCTAATTTCTTTTTCTTTGGGTCAAGGGTATCTGAAGCTTCAGTATCCTCGGCCTTTTCGTTATCTCCTTTCCAGTTTGCATCGATGTAATTAAAGAATTCTTTCTTCTTCTCATCATCAAGCTCTGCTGGAGATTCGACTCCAAATTTTTTCAAAGCAGATTGAAAGAACTTTTCGTATTCTTCCTTATCTCCAGATTCAGCTTCTAATCTAGCCATAATCTTTTGTTCAATCTTGCTCTCAATAATTTCTTTCCAATCGGACATTTTAGTTTCCTCGTTATATTGTTCTGGTAAAGTTTTGATGAATTTCATTATATCTTTATTATCACCAAAAACACTTAACTCCATTCCAGTTGAAGTTTTTTTAGAAAACGGATTAAGTTTTGCTTTCTTGGCCAGCATCAACGCATTCTTATAACTTTTGTCGTCCATGTCAACTAATCTAAAACTACCGTCTGCCATTTAACTTATTCCTTTTTAGTTTAATATGTTTATTTATAACAATTTAGTAACTCTGATTTCCAAATTGTTTACGCCTTTAATCAATCTATGGTATTCGCCTTTTCTTATTGTAAGACCAATCCCAGGTTTTAATAATATAGGTAAAGATCCTTCAGGCTGAAATTGCCATCCATCTCCACTCAATACTTCAACAATTCTATCTTCATTATCTCTATGCCAAACAAATTCTTCATCGGGTTGTTCAACATCAAAGATACGAATATCTTCTTTATCTATATATGGCTTACCAGAAATAATCTCCGCCACCTTTGAGTCCCAATTCGTTTGCGTACTTTGGTAATCGGCATGCCCAGTATCCAGCACTGAGTTTGTCTGTTTTAGTATCGCAATTATGTCTTGATGCAAAATTCTTTGCTGCCTCTCTATCATTAATCTTAGCTGTGAGGCCACCTTTTTCATCACCAAACTCAATCTTTTTGATATTACCTGTGTCAGGGTTTCTAACATAGACAACATATTTCTTATCTCCACTTGAACGCTTTGGTTTATTTAATTCAGGTTCTTCGTCAAGCTCAATCATTGGAGTTTCTAAAGGAACTGTTACTCCTTCATATAATCCAAAACCTTCATGTTTCCAATCTGTAAATTTTTTCATTAGTGATCCGATTCGTCGTTTCTTGCTGTTTTGTTTGATAATATAAATCGTCTATTTGGATTAACAGCAACTTTAAACTTTGTCATTAACTTTCTATTCACCAACATCTCTGATGCTGTATCTTTTAATGATAATGCAATTTCAGCAATGTGCTTCTTATTATTAAAATATATCTCGTGTTCAATAACAGGTCTTTCATCAAATGGTTTTTGACCTCTCATTGGTTTTGAGATGTATAATAATTTATCTTCAAACTTATATCCGTTTTTAGTCCAAGTTACTTTATTGTTTTTCACATCCATACTGTCAACGTGTAACATGCTTGCTTTTGCACTATTACCTGTATCAAACTTTGCACGGACAGGATTCTTTTCCATGCCTTTAAATATAATCGTTTCAATATATCCTGCTTCTTGTCTAAATACAGGTCGTCTATTGACATCTTTGGAAAAGAATTGTATAATCCTTTCTAATACTTGCTTGTCGGTTATCTTGCCTTGCTTTTCTTCGGTCCAAGGATCATATCCTTCAAAGTGAGAACGAATACCAGGTGAACCATTTACTTCCAAGATATAAGGTTTACCGTCAACCATTGCATGGTCAACTCCACAATACATTGCACCACTTGCACGAGCGGCCGCCTTAATTACATTAATTTCATTCTTTGATAAACTATATGGTTCTGTTCTTGCTCCTAGGTGGACGTTGTTTCTAAAGTCCTTATTACTTTCTTCTCTTATTCTTTCTGCTGATGCTAATATTTTACCACCGATAACAAGAGTACGTATATCAGATTTCATTTCTTTAAATTCTTGTATTAACAAATCAGCATCATATTTCCATAATGACTGACATACACCTTTAAGAGATGATTCACTATCAACCTTCATAACACCAACACCTTGCGTACCTTTCAAGGTTTTTATAATAACAGGGAATTTACCACCTATTCGTTTATGAGCATCTTCAATAGATTGCTCATTTGATATAATGGATGTTTTTGGAATTGGAATATTGTTTCTTTCCATCATTAACGCGTTGGACATTTTGTTATCGCAAACTAACATTGAATCCAAATCATTAACAACTAAGAAACCAATATCCTGTAAAGAAGAAACCATTGATTGAGAGGATAAAGTTTCAATAGCTCCTGCTCTAATAAAGATAATTGAGTTATGTGTTTCTATTTCGACGTCTGTATCTTTTCCGTCAATATTACGAATCTTTACTTTACCGATTTCAATATCAGCACCGGTAATCCAAGCTTTCTTAACATCAACAAAATCAAAACGTATATCTTTTTTAGTACATACTTCTTCCATTAATCCTGCGAAAGTTTTTTCACCTTCACTTGTACCTAATACAACACAATGCAATTCCTCGTAGGAAAGTTCAGAGGTTTCTTCTTCAAGGGTTGCACTTCTGTATTCAGATATACTTTTCATAATAATAATTTCAACAAAATTTATGCGTTGAGAATAATATCAATGAAGTCTTCGGCATCGTCTTTGCTTTGAACTTCACCGTTATCCATTGCCCAAGTTAATAGTTCGTCTTCAACATTTTTAGGCAAATCTTTACGACCTTTTTGGAATGCATCAATATGTCTTGCGTGTTTCTTAACAAGTTTACGCCAATCAGTTGCACGTAAACCAAACATATTTTCAACTTGTTTAACACCTTCAAGTAATTCTGGAAAAATATCTTCGATATCTTCATCATCCATTGCATATGCATCGCCTTGTAAGAACTTAACAATATCGCCTTTCTTACCAGTAATGTCAGCCATTTGACGACCTGTCTTTTTAATTTTGATATTGTATTCTCTTTGCGATTGGTTAATATCAGATGAACTTCCAATGTAGTCAATATCAATTGTAGTTGTTTTGTTTGGGCTTCTGAGTCTTAACTTTTCAACTAATACAGATTCGTCTAAACTAATTGTAACTTCTTCGTTATGCGGGTAACCTTTTAATGGTTCCTTTTCTGGAGCAAGCTGGGCTTTAATCTTTTCATATGCTAACTTAGCAAGCTTTTCTCTAAATTCTTTTGTGCGACCATCAATTATCTTTTTGGTCTCAGCATCTAATTTCTTTTCCACGTTTATCCTCCGAATTCGTGTCCTGCGACTCTCTTCATTTGTTTCTTAAACTCAGCAAAGTCAGGTTTATTTTTATATAATTTGATTGATAGATGGTCTTTATCCTTGCCTTTAATACGCCAATTATAACCATCCTTTTTATGTTCAGGTTTTGTTGTCTTTACAACACGCCTTTCGAATCCATCTTCCCACGATTCGGATCCTTCGTCAAGTTTACCACCTGCGGCAGTAAAGGCCGCGATTGCCATATCTCGACGCTTTTCTTTATCTGCACCTTTAAATTGTGGAGCATCTGATTTCATAAAGTCATCAATCCAAGCCCCAAGTCCATCAGAAACTTTTAACTTTTCTTCTAAGCTTTCTAAAAGTTCCCTGAAGGTTTTCATTATACTAATTTAACTCCGTAAACAAATCCTTTACCGTTTGCCATATTTCTGTAATGGGCTTCAGCGTAATATTCATCAATAGGATCTCTGCCTGGGAAATCATCAGTACTATCAAACTTTTTGAAATTGTCTGCTGTTATTTTTGAATATTTTGTTCTATCTTTTGCTGTTCTTAATGCTTCTCTAAACATCATTTTTACATCACCGTCAGAATAACCTGATTCATCTTCATCAAAAGTATATATGGCAATATCGCCTTTATAAGTTACTTCTGCAGAATCAGTATCAATATCAAGTAAAGCACCTAGATTATATCCAATGCTATCTGCAGTTTCTTGGTCAAACTTTTGTAGGTTGCCACGAAAGCCTTTTACTTGAACGGAAATATTAGTACCGCGTGGTCCTACTTCCATTAATTTTCTAGTTTCATTATTTCTTACTTCGGCTAATGCCTCTCTTAATGTTTTCATTTTATCCAAACCTCTTTGCGAATGTTTTAAGGTCAATGGTTTCAATAGAACCAAACTCATCAATTACTTTATACATAAGTTTGCCTCTCATATCAATTGCCATTGCCATATAATATTTACCTCCAGATCTTAAACCACTAATCTCGGAACCGTAAATATTTAAATGTTTAATCTGTGGGGCTTTTCTAATTTCTTGAAGTTCGGCATCTTCATCAAACATACCTGATGCTTTCATCATAGCAAGTGCATCTTTCTTTGCCTTATCAGCATTCTGCTTATTAATCTTTTCAACTGCCTGTCTAATCATAGCAAGTCTTTTCTTTTTATCTTTTTCAGACATTGCCTCTTGAACTTCAACTACCTCAGTAGCAGTTTCTTTAATATTTGTAGAAGACTCGTCTATGTTATTTAATATATCTTTAAAAGTTTTCATCTTTTTTCCTTTAGTAATCTCTTGTCCTGGAGTGTCCTTTTGTAATCTTGCGCGAGCCTTATCAGTTCCCCAATCACCAGCTCCACCAGTTTCGTTAATATTATTTATACTATCCATTTATTTAACTTTATCAGCCAAGTCTTTATCAGCTTTACCCCAAGTGCCTGGTGATTTTGTTGCGAAACTATTCACTCTTGCCAATCCCCACTGAACAGGAGTTGTACCAGGTCTGTGACCTGTTCTCCATGCAGCAACACCTCTATCAAATACTTTCTTTAATATTGCGTAAGGCATTCCACTCTTTTCTGCTTTATCTTTTAAAGATTTTTCAGGATTTGATTTTTCACTAACGAATTCTACTTGCTCGATTAAACTTTCTAATTCACGGATTCTTTGTTCTGTTATTTCAGCTTCAACTTCAGCTCTTGATTTTTCTACGGCTTCTATTTCCTTTGCCTTTCCATACATTTTAAATCTATAGTCAAAGTTAACTGTATTATCTTGTCTTAATAATTGATGTGGTCTTTTTAAACCTGCACGTTCTAAATTACTTTTAACTGCTTCACCAAACATTTTCTTAAATTTGTTTGAATGCTTAGATGGTTTTGTTTCGGCAGTTGCATCACCAGGAGCAGGTTCATATGCTTTTGGATTATCATCATCCATTTTTGATTGCTTTGCGAATTGCGCTTGACGCTTATCTTTTGTTGAATTACCTAAACCTTTATAGTATCCAGGTGATTGCTTTTGTTTCTTTGATTCTTTATCGTCTTCTTTTTGTAAACGTTCTTGGATAGAAGCTGCTCGATATAAATCTGGATTAACTTCTTCATTTGCATGTCTTAATGCTTTTTGAACTTCAGGATGTTTGGAAAGGTTTCTTTTGAGTTTATCAATTTCTTTCACTGCATAATTCATATTGCCTGAAAGGTCTAATGCTAATTCAATTCCTAACTTAACTTTGTCGTCTCGATTGGCTGCAGACTTTGCTCTAGGATTATTTTTATAATATTGAGCAACTTCAGCACCTGTTAATTTTGTCTTACCCATAGGTGATAAAGGATCTACTTTACCATCCTTTACTCTTTCAGCAAGGAATTGGTCCACATTATAATTTAATTCTTCGTTAATACGTAATCCTTTACGAACATCGTTAAATAAAGATTTAATGAGGTTTTCGTTTCTTGTAGGTACACCTTTTTTGAAACTTGCGTAATCGTTATCTGCAGCATATGCTCTCATCTTACTTGCTGACATTCCTGAAACATCATCCATGTCAGGATCTCTATCACCTGCAGATACAACTTCAATAGAATCAAAAGTATAATCTTTTCCGTTATATTTTTGTAAGAGAGTGTTGAATTCGTCTATGCGATCTGAACCTACAACCACGACGAGCCTTGAATAACTTTTCTGTAATTCTTTTGCTACTTCGATGATTGTCCTTGCATTAGATTTTACAACATACTTCCGGCCAAACAGGGATTGTCCATATTTTAATTTTTGGTCGTATGTTAAAGGATTTTTCTTTGCATCTTGTGTTTTTGAAAGGTATACTAGCGGGGTACCTTTTTCATCAATAGCAACAGAAATAATTTTATTTACAAGTTTTTCATGGCCTACTGTCGGAGGGTTCATTCTACCAAATGTGATAACTGCGGTTCCTGAAACAGCCTCTTTGATTGTAGGTTCGGTATCGACATATTTGTCTGCGTCAAAAGATTTTGCTGAGTCCTTTTTAACAATACCTTTACCAGTATCTTGGTCGCTCTTCTTATCTTTACGCTTTTTAATATCTTTATTATCAGTGTCTTTGATATTATCAAAGTCTCTTTGGTCATCAACAGATGCCGCTGATGGCGATGTCGTATCTTTTTCTAATAAGCTTGACATTAATATTTTCCTAAATTTAATTTGCTAGTACTTTTATTTATAATATTTTGCGAATGTGTCATTAAATTTATAGTTTCTGTTCGCAGATTGACTCCAAATCGTAGATTCTCTTAAATATCCTATAGCAGGTGTTGGTGACATAATTGCTAAAGGTACCTTTGTTCTGCGTTGTCCTTTAATGAAATACGCATTATCAACAGCACCTAATATACCGTGTCTTTCTATTTCTGTTACAAGTCTCTTTGCTGTTAATTTTGTCATCATATATGCATGAGCACCTTCATGCCCAGCAATAGGTATTAATTCTCTAGGTTCGTTCTTGGCATCTAAAAATCTATAATCATGATAGTTAGGTAATTTATAACCAAGAGCAACGATTAAGTTATCAGGTACATGTATATCTGGTTTATAATACATTAAAGCATCGTGCTCTAATACAATACCAACTTCATCATCACCATCAGCAATCTTTTTCCATATTGCTCCATGCCCAGCTGAACAAATGTTTGCCTTTTGATGTTGGTTTGGATTATCAATCTCCATCATAGGTTCGTAAAACTTCATACGAATACCAGTTTCACACCAAGCCATACGACCCGTGCAATTAGACCAACCATCAAAATATTCCCAATTCAAATCAATCACGTCACAAGTTTGAGCACACATCTTTGCGTACTCGTGAGACTTCGGATCATCATGTCTTAGGATATATGCTTTCACTTTGTTAATTCTTCATATGTTTCAAAATCTAATTTAAAATGATTACGTAAACTATTCATTACTTCATCATCAAATTCAATCTCTGCGTGACGGTCTTTTCTAAATCCTGACTTATGTCTCGGCATTGGATGTTTTACTTCTATATTTAAATCTTCCATCAATTTGTTAAGTTCTGTTTCTAAATTTTCGTATAACCAAAACTCACCACGTAATTTACCTTCATACATTAATAAATCTGTTTGTTTAAGCATTGTATTATATTCACGTCTTAACGAATATCCGTCAGGTGAGAATGATTTATATTCTTCAAGAGTAGCAACCGTATTTGGTGCCCACCACTTTTTCATAAAATAATAAAAACTTTTCTGTCTATCTACAGGATTTCTTAATACACTAATACAACGATAATTCATTATAATATCAGGTGTAATAACTCCTTCACGAATTAAATCATTTAAGCTAAAATGAAAATATTTAAAAGGACGATTACGATTTACAATATGTTCGTTTAAAGTACCAGGAATTCCTGTATCATCAATCTCTGTATAGATTGCATCAGGGTCGTCAATATTTTTAATTAAAAATTCAGATAAACTACTACTGCCTGTCTTTGGCGTTCTTAATACTAAAATTTTATACTTCTTTGATAAGTACATTTACACTCCTTGCGAATAATCTTTTAACCACGGCATTCCGCCATCAAGAGCAGTTGAACCCCAATGCTGTTCTGCATAAACTTTATCAGGTCCTACATATCTTGGATAACCTTGCCTATACCATTGAGGTATGAAATAGTGGGATGGAAAAATATGTAATTTGTCTCTATTAAAATCTAATAACCTTGCTAAGAAAAAGTTTCCTGTTGATTCGTGAGGCTTTTCGTGTAATTGTGCTGGTCTTAATTGATGTAAGTTTCTTAGAATCATATCCAAGAATTTATTACCTGGGTTTGCTGCCATGATTGGTGATATTGATTTTGGTAATACTCTTTCACATTCATATACAGTATAAGCTAACTTTGGGTCTTGAACAAATAATTCAGATACATCGTGTAAACATTCTGAATCTGCTTCAGGCCAAAATCCACCTCTCTCATAAATTAACTCATAACGAATTAAATCAGCAACACCTGCCCAAGTACCTCTTCGATAATATTCTTCTATTAAATGTTGATTATACCATTTACGATTATGTAGCATTTCATCGGTGAATATACTATATTCCCAATCTGGCATTTTCTCTTTCCAAGTATTCATCCATTTTAATGGAGGATCTTTAGGACCAATCCA